CCAGTATCGCCTGTAGTTAAATTGCTTGTTCCTGCACCTGCACCTGCTAAATCTGTTACTAAATTACCATATGTAATATACTTATTAGATCCATCATTAATATAAATTTGATCAGATGTGGCTAAATCAGTCTTAGCTGTTGTTGGAAATATTGCTGTTGCAGTAACACCTGTCAATCCAGCGCCGTTTCGTTGAAACGATCCTGAGAATGAACCTGATAAATAGGTAGTTGCTGGTGAATTAGTAATTTGTTGATTTGTGCTAACATTAACTTGAGATAATGCAGCTGCACTACCCGAGACTATTACTTTTTTCCATTCTGCCATTATGTTATCCTATTTTTTATTTTATTATATTTTTTATTTTATTATAAATATATGCATATATACATTTTCTAGAAATTTTTAACTTAATCCTACAAAAAAAGATCCGGATGTAAAATACATTCCTCCGTTTGGTGCTGGACTAGTTAATTCTGCCGATTGTGTTGCAATTATAATTACGCCACTTTGTGATACTGTTAATATAGGTTGATTATTAAAATTTTTAATTAAAAAAATATTATTAATATTACTTCTAATTTCTAATGAACCTGTTATTACAGCACTTCCGGAAAATGGAAATGTATTTCCGCCGCCATTAAGTGCAAAGCTAGCTGTTACTGCATAACTAGAAGATATATTATATAACGAATTTTCTTGTAATTGTCCGGGTCTAAACTGTCTACTCATTATGCCCACCTTCCTTTTACAACAAATATATCACCAGATTGCAATGTAAATCCTAATGCATTGGTATCAAATATAATTGTTTGTGATGCAGTTAAACTAGGTGTCCATGTGTATACTACTTTATCCATATATTGACCGTTAATGAATATATCAAATTCATTTTTAGTTGCTGCTCCACCTGTTACTGGATTTTGTGCTGCTGCAACTGACAATGATATTGTTGTTGTATTAACATATGTTGCAAGATTATCTGTCATATCTGTTAAATATAACATTGTTGCTGCATTAATGCCAACGTTAGATCCATTGTTTGAAACCATAACATTGGTTCCGGAAAATATAGCTGATTGCACATTTAATAGTGCTACTGGAATTGTTGTAGTATTAAATATGTTAGTATCAACATCAATAACTGTATCAAATGTTAGTTGCTTAATCGAGTACATTTTTTTAAGTGTAGCAACTCTAGATTCTTGTTCTGATAACAATGTTCCTTGTACGGTCAATGGTATAGTTGCACGGACTAATCTATCTTCTCCTATAGTATTTGTTGTTTCAAAACTAATAGACCCAATAGCAGTTGCAAATTTAGTTGCATCTTGTCCCCAAGCAAACCGACCATATGGTAAAATTTGATCAATCAACTCATTCATTTGTGTAGTATAATCACACCAAATCATCATATCATATTCAATTGTTACATATTTTGGAATATCTACAACGTATATTTGTTCTGACTGTTGTCTTATATTATTCGGTATAGGAAATAGATCATCTTCATATCTATTTTTAGCATTGTATTTTTGTTTGTATACAATTTGATTTCCACTCTGTGGCCAATTCACATCCAATGTTTTATATGAATCTCGTTCAGCAACACTGTTTCGTTTCAACATTATTAATGGAGATTGCAACATTCCTTTTTCATCTCGCAAATATCCTAAACGACGAACATTATCCCATTTTTCTCCATTTGAAAAAATTACCGGGACATTTATTAATGTGTCAGTGTCATTAAGTTGTGGTTGTATTTCATTTTCAATAAACCATTTAATTGCATAATCGATATCATACAATGTTCGTTTTTTTGTTCGAATAACATCATCATCTCTACGAATCTGATTGGATCGCTCCAACAAACGATCACCATTCATACTTTCTACAATTGGAAGTGCTGGTTTATTTGTTTTACGATCTATATTTTGTCTATTTAATCTAGGCATTGTTATCCTTTATACGAAAATGATTTGTTGTTTCCGCCTCGTCTTAAATCTGTAATACCTGCAGGTGTTTGTCTTGTTGCATGAGCATCGCACATGATTGATACACTATATCCATGACTTGATCCATTTGGCCATGTTTCTGGATTCTTTCCTGCAAAATACTGATTTGCATCAACATTATCTAGTTCGTAATATTCATTATCCCAAAAAACAATGTCACCAACTTCCGGATAAAAATCTGCACGTTCTACTAAATCTCTAGATATACCAAATTGCAGTGTACGAGTGTATGTTTGACCATAATCATCCATTGCTGATGTTTTTGCTTCTTTAGTTATGATGCACGGTAATAACAATGAATCGTAGTATGACTTAGCAGCTGATTCGCCGTATATATTAGAATTGCTTGTTTCTATAATTAATTTAAAAAATTCAATTTCAGTATCTATTATGGCATTAATTAATTCACGGTTAATTGATGCTAAAAATTTTGCGTCTCGTTGAGTACCAAATAGTGCCATATTTAAATCCGTTATCCAACATAAATTTTTAATGGAGTTTTACCAAGTATTTCCATCATTTGTGTTGCTTCGACATTTTGTCTTGTTATCATTTGTTCTCGTGTCATTTTTTCTAAAAATTCTCGTAACTGAGTTATTAATTCAGTTTTTTCAGCTTGACCTTGTGATATTAAATCTGCACCATTAAGTGTTACTTCTCCGTTTGGAATTGGAACTGACGAATATTTACCTCGTACTTGTCCTAGCATTTCTTTTGCACATCCTAAGGCATATCTAATAATCCACGCACGCCCCATATCATTAACTCTACTGTATGTTTGATATGTATATGGTATATTTGATGCGTCTGTAATAACACCTCGCATAAGTGCTGTATTACCAAATAATACGGCGTCATTTGTTACTTGTGTATCAAATATAAAATCAACCCATACTTTATTATAAAATGGATTTGATACTGAACTGCCAGTACCGGAAGATGGCACTGGCCAGAACTTAATGTCATCACCGTGAATTTCAAAACTAAAATGAGACTTGCGAATCATATCATTGAATTCAATTGCTTGGATTCTCAATAAATCTGCATGTAATGGCATCATCATAAAACTAACTGATGGCGACATTCCTCCAAAACCAAAACTGTCTAACATGTTTTGTGATCCTAATCCAGTTCCAACAAATGGATCAAAATATCTAGCAATTGCTGGGGGTGGAGTATGAAGTACTCGTTTAACTTCAATTGAACTAGTAGTTAATACAATACCCAATGATTTAGATATAGCTGTTTTTAAACTATATGTTTGTTGGCCGGGTATCATATCAATTTGTAATTTTTGCCATGGTATTGTTCCGCCGCTATCTGCTTCAGTACCATATGCTTTTGATAATTTTGTAATATATCCGAATGAATTACCAACTAATGCATCAGTAAAACTAGTATTAGTTAAAAAGTTAGATCCTGTTTGTATTCCTAATGTACTATACAAGTTATTAACAATATTAACTTGATTAACTTGATTTGAATATTCAATTACTGCTGATTCGAATGCCGTATAAAAATTTATTGCTAGCAATTCTACTTCCATAATAGGATAACCTAATATCTGGGCGGCTTGTTTTGCAAATTTATCAGCATGGCTTTGAAATACAGTATCAGAATCAAAAAATCCAAAAGGTGTCGATCCCGTAGTGAATGATGAACTTCCGGGCCAAATTGGTCGACTTTCACTATAATCCATGGTTCTGTTTCCTTTTTATATAAATATCAATATTTTTCATTTAATAGAGCTAGAATTTCATTTAGCGCTACATGTCGATGATTATCTGTTAAAATAATTTCATTTACAAATTGTGATGGTTTTAGTTTAGGTACATCATGTACTGCCGAATCATTGTTAAATTTTAAATCTACCTGATATCTATCGCCTGTTAAAATCATAATACTGTCTTTACCTAATCTAGATAATACCATTTGCAATTGTTGTTTTGTTAAATTTTGAAATTCATCAACTATGCAAATTGCATTGTCAAATGTTCGACCTCTAAAATGTGCTAATGATACTAGTTCAATACTTTCTTCTTTTTCCATTTTATCTAGCAGTTCTGGTTTATTATAAACTTTACGCATATTGCTACGAATTGGAACTAACCAAGGATCCATTTTTTCTTGCAATGATCCTGGTAAGAATCCATTGTCTTCATTTGATACTGTTGGTCGAGTCATGATAATTTTATCAATTCGTCGTTTAAAAAACATATCTAATGCAATTTGAACTGCTAACAAAGTTTTACCAGATCCAGCTTTACCTAGTATAAAATTAAATGGTGTTGATATAATTTTTGCTTTTGCTTGTTTTTGTTCTTCTGATAATGTTACTGAAAATTTAATTTCAGTTTTTGGTGGAGTTTTATCCGAATTAAGTGTTGCCATAATATAACTTTAAATTTAAAATAATTTTGTAAGTGTAGATTCACGAAGTGTCATATCGTGTAATGTTTCAATTTTTCCGATACATAATCTACGAATTGCATGAAATGTATCTCTAGGTGGATATGGTGTCATGACTTTAATTTTAATCAATTCTTTGTCTGGGCCAAGATCTTGTTCAATATGAACCATTAGAACTAAGCGGATTGCTCGTATACGATCTAATACATCGATTAATCGTCCGGTGTATCGTACTTCAACATGCATTTCATATTTTATTCGAGGAACTGCCATATTATTCTTTTTTATATAAATATACGTCCAGTAAAAAAGGGGCCGAAGCCCCTTTAAATTTAATTCGTTAAATGTTTAATTTATTAACTTTAAGTTAACTATTAAATAGCATTTAATCCGTGTACGTATACTTTTCCGTAAAATTCTGGACGAACCACTTTCTTCGCGTAACGTGTCATAACACCTTTACGTGGAGTGAAGTTAACTGGATCATATACTAATGGAGTCATGATAAGTGGAATATAAGGACTAAATACAGCTCCTGTTTCTAAGAATTGTGTTCCTCTGAATCCCATTAGGATTATATTTTCTTTCATGTATGGGTTTTTGTATACTGTGTATCGGTTATTGATTGCACCAATTTTTTGTACACCTGCCGCAAATTCCATTTTAGTACCATCTGTATCAGCTGCAAATCCTGGGATAGACTCAAGGATTGTTGCTACTGCTGGACTTGTTACTAAGAAGTTAGCACCGCCACGTAATGTCTTTTGGTGAATTTTATTAGATACTTTTTGAAGTTTGGTACCTAAAGTTTGGAACCAACCACCTTGTGTATTATAAAAACCATCACCTAATGCATTAGCTGCTGCACCTGCTGCTGTTTGTGTAAATCCAGATCCGTTCCAGATATTGTTGTTTAATGCTGACCAATACTCAGTAGTTGGTGCTGCAGAAATTAACATATCAAGAATTTCTAAATCGATTTCCATGGATACATATTCAGACAACATTGAAGTCAATTCAGCTTCAGCATCAATTGAATGGTATGCATTTAAATCTTGAGCAAATTCTGGAGTCCAAACTGCTTTCAACTTACGAGTCTTAGCAACGATTGGATCTGATTGCATTTCCAAGTTAATTTCTGGAATGTCGATATCAACATTATATCCATTACCATAAGTTGTCTTGTCTTCAAAATCACCTCTAGAAGTATCTGTTGGTTGAATAGTGAAATTAAGCTTAGGTGTTACAGATGCTGATATTAATTGGCCAATTGATGAAGACTGTGCTGTTGTTATAACAAATGAAGCAGTATAAGCACTAGTAACAGATGTATATTGAGATACTGGGACAATTTCAGTTGATCCTGAGATCAATGTAAATGAACGAACTCCATATAAATCAGAATTAGTAGGAATTGGAACAGTTAATGTATAATACCCACCTGGCGCAATTGTACTATCAAAATTAAGTGATGCTGATGTAGCAGCTGCTGTACTAATTGTAGCCAATAAAATAGATGAAGTTATGTTATTCAATGAATAACCAAAACGACCTGCACCATATAAACCACCTGACGGATCGCCTGTTGTAGTTGTAACACCAAACATAGAGTCATCAGCGTTAGGAGAACTAAATGGATCACCTGTTCTGTTTAAATTGTCATTATCAAATCCAGGTTGAGCTGTACCATATTTAAAGTCTAAATAAAATATAAGACCTGATGGCAAGTTCATTGGTTGAACTGATACAAATTCTTTTGCTGCAAATTCAGCAAAAATTCTTCTTACTAATGGAAGAGCAACGCCAGCCCATTCTTCAGATCCAGCTGCAACACCTGTCGCTGATGCTTCTTTCACTAATTGTCTTGCTTGATTTTCAAGCAATTGAGCCATACCGGCTCTTTCTGTTTCGGTTTTGATACCTTCTAATAAAC